GGGGAATGATATGAAACCAAGAAAAGATCGTCAACTACTTTTTAAAATCGTCCGACGAACGGTCGATTTGTAAATCCTTCAGATGCTTAGCATTGATCTTGCAGCCTATGAACTCGTTGTAGTATTCGTTTCTCAAGAGAACATCTTTCTCAAACTGCAGCTTGGCTTCAAAATAAGCACATTCAGATTTGTTTCGACACAAGACTAGAATGTCTCGACGATAGTTGTCAAGACCAGAATTTTCTACTAGCAGCTTGAGTTCTTGGTTGGAGCCCACATAGTCTCGCCAATCAGACTGTACCATAGTCCTCTGGCGTCTTTTGCGGGTTTTGGTGACAGGAAGGATTTTGGGCTTCCAAAAGAATTTTTTGCCGATATACTTTTTACCAGTACTCAGCTCAGTGATCTCGTAGACAAAGCCCTGATAGGTTTTTAAAAAGTCCTCATCAGGATCAAATGGTTTACCTTGATAGTGCCACATTAGAATAAGTACAGCCTTCCTTTGTATTCAATCACTACATTATCTAGTCCTGTATTATCTAGAATGTAAAGAGCATCTGTTGCTCTGTTCAGTATTGGTTGTCCTTGGACATTAAAGGAAGTATTGAGAAGAACACCATCAAATTCTGTCAGCAGCTCATAGATCAAAGCATTGCTATTTTTTGTCACCGTCTGCAGTCTTGCTGTTCCGTCAACATGAGTAATAGAAGGAAGCTTTTCTCTATACTCAGGTTTTACATCAGCAACAAATGCCATGGTATCCATATTTTCAAAGGTAGGACTATCAAAATACTTTGGAGCATCTTCTAGTCTAGTAATAGGAGCAAAGGGTCTATACCATTCTCTGAACTTAACTTTTTTGTTAAGGACATCTTTCATATTTGAGATAGAGGGATCACACAAAATAGACCTATTGCCTAATGCCCTAGGGCCTACTTCAGAAGTCCCTTGACATAATCCAATGATCTTCCCATCTTTTAGTAGAGAGACCATATCTTTTATTTGGATTTCTGTGGCGTTTCTTTCTTGAATTAACTCAGGAATTTTAAACTCATCCAAAAGTCTTAGCCCACCATATGCAAGGCTATACTTTTTAAACTTAAATCTATATTCCTTAGAAAGAAAATCTACCATAGACCCCAAAGATAACCCTCCATCATGAGGATTTGGAGGAACATATACATTCAGGTGAGGAAACTTTTTTCGAACTTCCTGATTAGCCAAAACATTTAAAGCACATCCACCAGACAAGGTAAGATTGTTATTATATTGTTTTTCAATTTTGGGAAGTAAAGATTCGACGATCTGTAAGAGTCTGGTTTCCATGAACTTTTGCGCAGCATAACTAACTTCTTTCTCTACTTCTTCAGAGAACCCTTCGACACTTCTTGGAAGTCCTTTCTTGTAATCCAGATACCAAGATTTGATATCAGGAAAATCTTTCTGCATTTGATTATAGATTTTTAGACTGAAGTAGTTATCTTTTGGAGGGGCTGTATCATTTACATCAAATTCACACAAATCATCTAAAAACTTTAAGATAGCTTCAGTTCTATGAGTCTGTTTACCATAGGCACTAAGACCCATTAGCTTTCCAGCTACATCAACAAGACTAGTTTTAGGAGAGATAGAGCGACAGGCGGTTCCCATAATATTGTAGACCATACCAAATTTATATTTTCTTGGTTCGATCTCTACAACTTTATAGTTATCAATACCAGTGATCATGAAAGAACAATCATCCCCACCGCCGTCCCATGCAATATTCAAAGACTTCTTAAAAGGAGATTGAATATATGCCGCCCAAGTATGAGAAACGTGATGGGGAGTGTCTATGTAATGATAGGAATCAGCTTTGATCTTATCTTCACAAACGGAAGAGACCCATGCTCCCTTTAGGTCAGTTTTCTTCAATAACATCATTGAAAAATCATTTTCAATTCCGTATTGAATTTTTAAATGTTTTAAAGCCTTATTGAAAATTTCTCTGTTTTGATCATAAGACTTTTCCCAACATCTATAGTGCTTATCAGTATCAAATCTTTCTAACTCTAGGACATAGAACTGATCTTTTTTAGGATCATATACGGTAAAAGAGCTATCATGACCACTAAAGATACTGATAATAGGCTTCATTAGTCGATCTCTATTTCTTCGACCTCAATTGCTTCGCTTCCACACATAGGACAGTGTGCGGGGGGTTCTTCTTCATCTACAACAATAACAGTGCTCTTTGTATGACAAAGAATACATTCTAGTTCGTATTGCAGTTCTTCCATCAAGCAGCTTCCTCATCCCAGCCCCAGTCGCCTTCCATACCAACAACTGAGTATTCAGTAACACGCTTCTCAAAGAAGTTATCGTGAGAAGCACCATTCAGCACCCAATCCAACCAAGGCAGAGGATTATCCTTCTGCTTAAACTTGGTCTTCAGACCCAACTGAAGCAGTCTGCGGTCTGCGATATGTCTTATATATGCGCGGACTTCTTCACGAGTCAGACCCTGAACGTCATTACCTTTGAATGCCAGATTGATAAACTTGTCCTCAAGCTTGACAGCATTGCTTGCCATCTCATAAATCTTGGACTTGAGTTCGTCATTGACAATACGAGGATGCTCTTCACAGAAGGTACGGAACAACTTGGCGTTACCTTGAACGTGGAGAGTCTCGTCACGGATAGACCACTCAACAATGGTACCCATACCCTTCATCTTGCCATGACGCTGGAAGTTCAGCAGCATCACAAAGGAAGCAAAGACTGCCAGACCCTCATTGAATACAGACTGAGCAAGTGCCAGAGCAAGACCAGTGTGAGTGTTAATATCCCCTTGCTTCATGAAGTCGATCTTGTCTGCCATCTCCTTGTACTCTAGGAACGCATGATATTCTTCATCAGGCAGACCCAACGTATCATTCAACAGAGCATAGGCACGTTGATGGACCGCTTCACGCCCAGCGAACGAGGACAGCATGTTGCGAACTTCATTGTTCTTAAACTTAGGAATCAAAAGTTCGTGGTAGTTCTCACCTACCTGTACATCAGACTGAGTAAAGAGACGAAGAACCTGAGTGATAAACTCTTTCTCATCAGCAGTCAGTTTGGTTTTCCAATCCTGAACATCTTCGGAGAGTTCGGCCTCATCCTCAATCCAGTGAATCTCTTCATGCTTCTTGGAGAGTTCTACTGCCCACGGATACTTAAAAGGTTTGTATGTTGTGCTAAATTCTAGAAGTGACATTTATCCCTCGCATGCCTTACATTCGTTATCTTCGGATTGCTCCACCGAGGTATTATCTAGGTGTGCCATTAGTTCTTCATAACCACCAATGTAGTTCCCCTCAAGATAAATTTGAGGAACAGTCTTTACCTTTCTGCCCGTGACTTCTGCTGCAGTCTTACCAATCTCTTCAAGGTCAACCTTATCAAAAGGAATACCACGCAGCTTGAGTTCCTCCATAGCCATAGCGCAGAACGGACAGTTCTTCTTGCTATAGACAATGTTACGAGTATCGTCTTGCAATGCTACACGCTCAACCTTTTCAGAGACATTCTCTGCCCGAGACTTTGCTTCGGTACGCAGATAGTATAGACCCTTGAGTCCTTCTTTCCATGCCTTGATATGCACCTTGTTCACATAAGACTTGGCTGCTCCAGCAGGGAAGAATAGATTCACAGACTGACCCTGACAGATATACTGCTGGCGGTCTGCTGCATGCTGCACAACCCAACTCTGATCTAGTTCCTGAGCAGTCCGGAACACTGCTTTCTCGCCTTCGGAAAGGAAGGGGAGATGCTGAACGCTGCCCTTGTTGGTAATGATAGAGGTCCAAGTGGACTCATTATTAATTTCCCGCTCGGTAAGTATTTGCTCCAAATAACGGTTTTTTACCAAAAAACTTCCCGCTCGGGTTCGATGCGTATAGGCATTTGCCTTCATAGGTTCAATTGAGGGCGAGGTGGACAGGATAACACCACTGGACGCATTCGGGGCGATAGCGAGCAAATGGGCATTACGTCTTCCTGTACCAACTCCATCAGGATACTCTCCTCGTTCCTGAGCGAGAAGCTCTGTTTCTTTTCTGGCTTCTTCGGATATACGCCGAAAGACAACTGAATTGATCTCTCGCGCAGCTTCAGATTCCCAGGCGACTCCGTGTTTTTGGAGTAGAGAGTGAAATCCCATAGCGCCCAATCCGATTGATCGTTCACGTTCAGCACTATACTTAGCCCGTCGAATTGTATCTGGTGCGTTTTCGATAAAGTACTGCAAGACGTTGTCAAGCATGCGAATAAGATCACGCACAATATTGGTATCTTTCCACTCATCGTAGTACTCTAGATTGAGGGAAGAGAGACAACATACTGCAGTTCTCTCTGCCGAGGTGGGCAGGTGAATCTCATTGCACAGATTCGACCCATTGATACGCAACCCAAGGTCCTTTAGGTTCTGAGGAAGCGCTGCGTTTGCGGTATCAATAAAGTTGAGGTAAGGCTCACCCGTGCGGAAACGAACCTCTAGAATACGCTCCCAAAGCTTGCGAGCATTAATCGTTTCCTTTACCGCACCATCCTTCGGATCACGAAGATCAAAGTCTTTGTTCTCAGTAACAGCCTGCATAAACTCATCGGAGATATTGATAGCATTATGCAAGTTCAATGCCTTTCTTTGCACATCTCCTGTGGGAATGCGGATATTGAGAAACTCGACAATATCGGGATGAGAGACATCCATATAGGCAGCATAAGAACCCTTACGAGTCTTACCCTGACGATAGGCAATCATATCCGCATCTACAGTGTGTAGAAAAGGGATAGGACCGGGAGCAATGTCAGATACCGTCCTCACATCACTCCAGTGACCTCCTACGCCTCCTCCGTATACAGAGAGCCATCTGAGTTCACTGGAGTGATCAATCAAGCCCTCAAGCGTATCTGGGACGTATGTAAGGAAGCATGAGATAGGCATCCCTTTATCTTTCTTGCTTCCATTTGGAGCATTCGAAAGGACAGGGGATGCAAACATAAACCATTTTTTAGAGACATAATCATAAAGCCTCTGGGCAAGTGCTTCATCCATTTCACCTTTGTACTTGGCCCAGGCCGTGGCGGCTCTTGCGTATCCTTCTTGAGGAGATGTTTCGTATTCGTTGAGATAAAAGTCTTTGAGCATTCCGATAGCGTAATCTTCAAGCAATTCATCATTTCTGGTATCGATTTTTACGGGCATAACATTTCCTCAGAGTATAAAAGGTCCCCTAGTGCATTTGCACTAGAAAGATAAAATTTCAGTTATTATACTATTGTTACAGGAGAACTGTCAAGGTGATTTAGATCGTATTTCCATAAATCTTTTGAGGACTGCAGCCATGTCCTTACGCTTATTTTTACGATCATATTTCTTACGAACAATGACGGTAGAAGAATCGTCCCCTGCACCGGGGACTGCAGATGTTCCTGTCATTTCTTCGTAGAACCTTTTGAAAGATTTCATCTCGTAATCTCTCCTGTAGAAATATATAGGCTTTGTTGAGATTTCAGATGAACTGCTTCATAGATATTAATGCCTAAAACTTGACCAATTGGGAAACTTTTTTCAGAAAGGATGCGGATTTGATCTCCTTTTCGAATCAGCTCTGCACACTCTGTTGTGATAGAGTCATTGAGCATTCTGTAGATGCCGGGAGAAAGCCTTTCC